GGTAAAGAAAAGACTATGACTTAATAGTTATAAAGACCTTGGAGAGGGTCTCTAAAAACTACTACTATATAATACGAGGAAGGTTAAAATGAGAGCGAATGTTTTATATTCCGTAGTTGGAGCAATAGGAGGATTTATAGCAGCTATGTTTGGAGGATGGAGTGATGCGCTAATAACGCTGGTTGTATTTATGTCTGTAGACTACATTACAGGTCTGGCGGTCGCAGGTATATTTAAGAAAAGCAAGAAAAGTGAGAATGGTGCACTTGAGTCAAGAGCGGGATTTAAAGGTTTGTGCCGCAAAGGCGTTGCGCTACTTATAGTACTTGTAGCAGTAAGGCTTGATATCATCATGCATACAAGTTATATAAAAGATGCTGTTATCATTGCTTTTATAGCAAATGAGTGTATAAGCATCATTGAGAATGCCGGTCTGATGGGGGTACCGGTACCAGAAGTAATTGCAAAGGCCATTGATGTATTGAAAAAAGATTCTGACAGTGTAAAGAGTGAAGGTTGATATTTTAGACTTTAAAAAATGGAAAAAGTGATAGATCGAAGAGTAGGCAAGAGAGTAACATCCCTTGCCTTATTTTTATTTTGAATTTTATCATGTCTATCCCTATATCTTAGAAATATAAATGTAGGTCCCGTAGGTGTGTCGGTACGACCGGTATACTGGACTATCGCCGGCTATTTTTCAGACTTTTTTACTTTCCTTGAATTGTGCTTTTGAATTAAAATCTTTTGCACTTTTTTGAAAGTGTCAGTTGATATAATACTTTCATGCGATCCTGATTTTTCCTCTTTTTTAAATCGTATATATCCTGTATAAGTCTTGTTTTTTAACATAACCTTTACTGAGTTTGCAGAAAATTCTTTACCTCTTTTTCCTCTATAGCCGGCTGAATTAAGTTTCCTTGCTGTCTCAGATAGATTGTGAGTTTCTAAATATGTTGCAAAGCATAATTTAACGCAATCGGCTTCTTTTTGTATTATCTGTAATTTAGTATCCTTCTTGACGTAACCTTTTAAAAATGAAGGGGTATATTTATCTTGCTTGAATTGCTCTGTAAGAGCAAAACTTACTCTTTCACTTGTAAGCTCTCTTTCCAGCTGTGCAAAGACGCCTAAAATACCTATTATTGCGCGTCCAAAAGGAGTAGATGTATCAAATGCCTCAGTGTATGATACAAGATCAATATCTAAGTTGTTTAGTGTGTTTACGGTCTGGTATAAATCTGATACACTTCTTGTAAACCTGCTTAACGCCCAGAACAGAACTATATCAAATTTTTTCTCTAATGCATCTGCCATAAGCTCTTGAACTGCAGGCCTGTGCACCATGTCTTTAGCGCTTATACCCTCATCTGCATAAAGTTTATAGATAGAATAACCTTTTTCGGAGCAGTAGTTTCTCAACGTCCTCTCTTGAGCGGCTAAAGAGTAGCCTTCTCTAGCTTGATCAAGAGAAGATACCCGGATATATATTGCAACCTTTTTAGTCATATGTTAGAATAACCTTGCCTTTCTTTGAGGTGCCCTGCAGGTTTGCTTTGGTCGGCTACTGCAGGGCTGTTTTGTTTATTCAGATGTATTTCTATTCGGCCGGATTATAGAATACTCCGTTATCATTGATGTACTCAACCACCTCGTCTTCTGAAACAGATAATGTTCCGGCTACAGATAATCCGTTGTTCAGATCTAATGTAATCTGATACTCACCGATTTCTGAAGGTCTGTCATTGTCTATTCCGTCAACTGTGCCATAATACGTACCTGAAATCATGCTATCTATTTGTCTTTGTTCCTCGGCTGTAAAACTTCCGTATGTTTTTCCAATCATCATTTCTTTTTTCATATATCCACCTTTCTTCTTTGCTTACAGTTTGTGTTTGCTGGTCGGCTCTGTAAGCTTTCTGTAAGTTCCTTATTTATCTTACAATGCTATATTACTCTATTATTAGAGTAATGTCAAGCACTTTTACTCTATTTTTAGAACTTTTTTAATTGCTTTTAAATGAGACATAATATATACTTAAAACAAGAAAAGAAAGTAGGAACTACGATTATGATTAGATATAAAATAGATATTATGAAAGAGCTGAATGATAAAGGATACAATTATACGCGAATAAAAAAAGAAAAATTATTATCCGCTCAGACGTTAGAAAATATAAAGCAAGGAAAATCTATTACATTAGATACACTTAATAAAGTTTGTCTAATGACTAAATTACGCGTGGAAGACATTATAGAAATGACTGCCACAGATGAAGAAAGAGAAAAGTATTATCAGTAGAAGTTATTTGTAAATAGTTATTGGTAGGAACTTACTAGTAACAAAGTACTTTTAAATGCTATAAAACAGGCGTTTCACAGTTCTCAAAGAGATAATAAAGAGACAAAATTATACCCTGTATATTCAAGAAAAACCTTGGATATACAGGGTTTTTCTTTGTTTGAAATTCTGTCTGATTTTGCTTACTAGTAACATAATAGTAACATACTAGTAACAAGAGATTAGCTGTCTTGTGCAAGACTTTTGTTGTCTTGTGCAAGACACTTTCTGATATCTAATTTTGTCCTACAATGTATAATTCTTCCGTCCTTGAAGTAAACATCATAGCCGTCATGTGTATTACCTTTTACAGTTAAAATCTTGTCTCTTGATTTTTCTGCAAGCTGCATATTATCAAACAGTCCTTCCTGATCCTTATTGATTAAAAATAAAAAATACTTATTCATAGACATTCCTTTATCTGACGCAAGGTTTTTAATAACCTGTTTCATACCCTTGGGTACGGAAAAATTTATTCTTTCATAGTGCTCATCATTAAATTTATTTTTATAATCAGTTCTATCCATATTCAACCTCAACCTCAAATCTTATTGATTGCTTCAAGCTTATTCGGCAAGTCAACATGTGTATATACTATCTGTGTCACGTTCTGCCCTTTGTGGCCGACAATTTGCTGTATTATTCTTTCGTCAACTCCGGCTTCGGTCAAAAGAGAGATACAAGTGTGTCTTGTACAATGTGGAGTATACTTAAGTGACAGAGCATCCATGATCGGCTTCCAATAGGAGTCATAAAAGTTTCTGTAGATAAAACGCTTGCCCTCAGGTGTACATATAAGATAATCACTTTTCTTTGATATCCAGGACTCAAAAAAAGGTACTATCTTTTCGGCTATCGGTACTTCTCTTATACCTGCAGATGTCTTGGATTCTTTTACATAGAACCACCGATCATCAAGATGTACATCTTCTTTCTTCAGATCCAGCAGTTCACCAATCCTTAGGCCTGTATATATAAGCATGAGTGCAGCAGATATATACTCATTGGAGTCTGAAGCATTCCAAAGTGATCTGATAGCGTTCTTACTGAAAGGCTTACGATCATAAGCATTCGGATTGCCGGCACTATTGATATCAACATATTTGATAATCTCTCTTTTATCCGGAGTGATAATCTCATGTACCACTGCATAGTCCCACATCAAAGACCATAAGTTTCTAAGATTTCGTAGTGTAGGTGTGTTCTTTCCAGACTGATCCACAACAGCCTGCAGATGACTAAGCTTAATATCTTTGAAAGTCATATTATATAATGCGGAGCATATAGAGTATGCAGCCTTATATCCATTTGCATTCTTTATAGCTTCATAATGCTTATCGGACCACTTATCATACACTTCCTTAAATGTAATCGTATCAGCCTTTAAGTCATAAGGATTTTCATTATATGCAGTAAGAGCCTGTAATGCTTCAGCTCTGGTAGCATAGTAGCCTATGAAGGCATATACCGGGTGACATTGCATAGTATCTTCTATAGTTTTCCAGCCTACAGTTTTCCTTGCAGCCCATGGTTTTCTTCTTTTTCCGGACAGCTTATATACCGATCCGAAAGAGTTGGGTAGTCTCATAAACGTTCCTTTCTTAAAAATGAGTACAAAAATAACAGCCATTGCAAAAACGGCTGCTATTATGGTACAATATAACTTGTTCAGGGCATATTGTTGAAAGCAACAGCTTGCAATAGTATGTTTGCCACTTGGTATTAGCGTACCGGGTGGCTTTTTTAATTAAACAATCAAGTCTTGATACCTTACAAATTACTTGATGGTATTATGCTTTACTTGTGTAATACAAGTTCTCAGTTCTGTAACATTCTATTTTTTATTAGTATTTATTAAATACTGTAGAACTTCAGGGTGAGCCGGATCAATAGTAAAAGTTTTTAAGTCATAGGATCCATTTGATTTTGTAAATACATACTCAATTAGTGGTGTATTATCTTGATTGAGGAATCTAACATATAAATACTGATAAGGAATGTCGTATGTAGTTAATATTGTTGGGAGTAGTCTCCATGCACTAACCATATTATCTTGTATAGTTTTTACACTATCGGCTGTAGAGTCTTTCTTTGATAGAACAACACACTGGATGTACTGATTATCAGAACTTGCAAATGTAGAACAACTACCGAAAGCGGTTTCTGCCCAAGATTTAACAGCAACAAGAGGTTTGCTATCATTAAGTTCCTTATTGACTCTATCCAGTTTTTCGGCAGCTGCACTTGATTCTAAAGCCTCTTTTTCAGCAACTACAGATTCATATTCTTCTTTTGATACTGTTTGTGAACAAGCTGTTATGCTAAGCATACTGAGTGCCATAATGATACAAAGTTTTTTCATGTTATTTTTCCCTTTCATAAATGCGATACTCACCTATACCTTTCCTAATACCTTACCTATTACTTGAATTTCTTTAAATTCTGCAGGTTTGATAGTCTTATACTTTTGATTATGTGATATAAGTCCGTTTTTTCCAAGTTCCTTTATATATACTTCAGAGCCGTTTATCATAAAAATGCCTACATCACCGATATCAAGTGAAGTCATCTTCTTAACATACACCTTATCACCGTCATAGAAAGTAGGTTCCATACTGTCACCGCTCACCTGTATGATAAAGTCCGCTCCGGGACAGAGTGGAGCTTGTACTGTTTCTATGTCTATATCAGTCATAAAAGAAGTAGCTCCGGCACTTGCACCGCCAAGCACATAAGGATACATACAGAGAGAAGTTATAGTCTTATAAGGCGTTTTTTCTTCCTGTATGATAGTAACATTTTTATTATCGGTAACTCTTTCATATTCCTTATCAAGCACCAATGTAACAAGCTCTTTACCGTGATCATCAAGATTGCGGTATTTTTTAATACTATTCATTTCTTTATATGAGACAGTAAAATTGAAGTCTGTTTCATCTTGCCATAGATAATTAGCATCTATTTCTAAAGCCTCCATGATTTTAGCTAATGTTTCAATACTTGGCTGGCTAGTACCTTTTTCATATCCGGTTACTGTGGTTTTAGCTACTCCAATTAAAGCAGCCAACTGTTCTTGAGTTAGATTTTTAGACAATCTAGCTTCTTTGATTCTATCGTTTAGCGACATATATACCTCCTTTCCTAAAGAGTAACATAGCTATATTAAGTAGTCAATATAAAAAGTTCGAGTATTTAAAACTTTTAACTCAAAAAGTATTGACAAGTTCAAATAATACGACTATCATACAAGTAAAGTTCAAGAAATACGAACTTAACTAAAAGAAAGGAGGACTTTATGAGTACGTATGATTGCATAATAAATAATATAAAGCGAATCATAGAGGAAAAGGGGATGAAGCAGGTTGCAATAGCTGAGCGTGCAGGGTTCACAGCATCTGAATTTAGTAACATGTTAAATGGCAGAAAGTTACTTAGAGCAGAGTATATTCCTAAAATTGCAAGTGCTTTGGGTGTGGATTTGAATGAGATATTTAATATTTATGAGGAGTACAAGAGAGAGGAAAAGGCAAGTTAGGAGAGCGGATGTTGAAAAATCATAATGAACAAGAGGAGTTATTGGCACACCAGTTTATAAAAAGAGATGGTTTTGAGAAAACAGCTGTTTTTATGATGAATCTATTTGGTCTGATTGTAGACACAATGAGAAAGAAAGAACGCTTCAATATCGTTATTCAATATGATACTGAAGCAATAAATGTAAATATTGATTATCTTGATAAGACTACAAACGTGTCAACCGGCATCCCTTTGGAAAGTTAATGAGTGATAGGTCTTTTTCGGAAGTGAGATAAAACTTACCGGAGTGCAAGTCAGGACATACGAAAAATCCAAGGTAGGAAATGGACTCTAACTTTTCAATGAGTGATTGTTGTTCATCTTTTGATAAGTCAGAATAATCAATTTGATATTCAATCAAAGTCATAGTATTTCTCCTTTCTAATTACTCGGCCGGTCAGAGCCTGTAGTTATAGTTTAGGAGATATATGGTTAAAAGTAAATTGATTTGGGTAGAGAAAATATGAGTGTATTTTTGTAGGAACTATATAGAAAAAGCAAGAGAGAGGATAAGGCAAGTTAGTAAGTCTAATGGCGACAAAGAAAGTTATAGAGAAAATTACAGATCGTATAGAAATGTACTGCAAGAAGGATATAGAGGATATATCTGTTAAAGAATTTTATGAATTTCATGATGATATTCGTATGTTGCAGTTTTTTCAGACGAGAATAGACAAGGATCTTGAAATAGCCGGAGTTGAGAGAATCAAGGGTAAGATACAGGATCGTATAGAAATGTACTGCAATAAGACTACAGAGGATATCTCCATTGAGGAATTTTATGAGTTTCATGAAGATATCCGAATGTTGCTTAGGTTTAAGTTAAACAATTAAAGCACTTAGAATGATTGTACAAAATCCCATTCGTTTATGTCGTTTGGGACATCGTCAAGTGTACCGTCAAGTGAATCCCATTCATAGCATCCGGTAACGTGACAATATACATCATCTGCGGCAGATTGTGGAGAGTGCCATGAGCCAAAAACATTGCCATTGAAAATTACGCCATATCTTCCGGTGTTTAACATGGCAATGTATATAGGTCCTATAGGACTATCATATTTCCACATGATTCATTTCTCCTTTCTAAAAACTCGGCTGGTCAGAGCCTGTAAGAATAGTTTAGGAGATAGATGGCTAAAAGTAAATTGATTAAGACAGAAAAATAGGAGTGCATTTATGAGAGAACAAGTATGAAAAGAGGTGAGATTTTGAATGATCTGAAGATTATAGAGCAGAGGGAAGTGTTAGGCAAAGAGTTCAAGATATATGGAGATTTTGAAAACCCTCTGTTCTTAGCTAAGGATGTTGCAAATTGGATTGAACATAGTGATATTTCAACAATGATGAGAACTGTTGATGATAATGAAAAGCTGCTACAAACATTGTTTGTGTCAGGTCAAAATCGTGAAATGTGGTTCTTAACTGAAGACGGACTGTATGAAGTCCTGATGCAGAGCAGAAAGCCGATAGCTAAGGAATTCAAGAGAGAAGTAAAACAGATACTTAAATCAGTTCGCAAACATGGATTATACGCTACTGAAGAGCTTCTCAACAATCCGGACTTTATGATAGCCGCAATGAAAGCTCTAAAAGAAGAAAAGGAAGCAAGAAAAGCACTTGAGGCAGAGAATGAGAAGCTGCAGCCTTTAGCACTATTTGCAAAGTCGGTATCTGCAAGTCATACATCCATACTCGTAGGAGAGCTTGCAAAATTGCTTAAGCAAAACGGGGTAAATATTGGACAAACAAGGTTGTTTGCGTGGCTTAGAGACAAGGGATATCTAATGAAATCCGGTAGCAGTAGGAATATGCCTACTCAAAGAGCAATGGAGCAGCAGCTTTTTGAAATCAAAGAGAGCAGCTACATAAATGCTGAAGGTGTCACAATAGTCACAAAGACGACTAAAGTATCCGGAAAAGGTCAAGTCTATTTTGTGAATCTTTTCCTAGGAGAAAATAAGGAGTAATCATGAAAACGGATAATAAGATAAACCGGAACAATGGAGCAGAGTTAATAAGACTTGTTGAGAAGGCTATAAGTTGCTGTAGGTGGAAGGCTAATTTTGCCTTCTCAAATACAAGTGATTATAGAAAGTGGAAAGAAAAGAAGAAAGTATTGGAAGATGCATTAGAGATAGTGAAAGAAATTAGAAATGCAATCTAAGGAGTTGTTGAATGACGATAAATGAAGCGGAAGAAATATTTAAGTCTAACAATGATTTTCAAAAGACGGTAATGGAGAGCAGGATTCCTGCATACGTTCTGTTTATGCATTTTCTAAAAAGAGGCTTAATAAATAAGCATAGTCATATAGAGTTTGCGTCTGAAAGCATGAAAAAAGGAGTTGCAGCAGAAGAGTTGTTTCAAAAACTTGTACCGAAAGCGGTTGATATAAACAGCAACTTTAAAATGAACAATCCTACATATGACTTTGTGTACGACGGACTGACAATAGATGTGAAGTATAGTTCTTTTTTAACGAGGAACGGTAATGAGTATTGGGGTTTTAGAAATTCTGAAGCCGATATAATAGTTGCCTTTTTAGAGAGAAAAAAGGGAAGCGAGCTGAACAATCCTTATATCCTTTTTATACCGACAAGGATAATAGCAAATAAAAACTTTCATATAACAAAGAACGGCAATTATTTTAGCAGCTTTAAAATACCGAAAGGCAAATGTTCGGAAATGCTGCAGTATTATGCAACGCTCAAAGATATGGGGATGCTTAGTGTAGCTATATAGAAAGAAGGATGAAAGGAATAAATGCCGAGGGAGTTTACAAAGGATGACTTACTGAAAGATTACTATAAGGAATGGATTTATGTATATAAAGAAGGTGCTATCAAAGAGTGTACATTATCAAAGTACAAAATGAGCCTTTTCTGGGTTGAGAAGATAGCTCCTGATCTGAAGTTATGTAATGTTTCAAGAGTAACTTACCAGCAGATCATCAATGAATATGCAAAAGAACATGAGAGAAATACCACTATGGACTTTCATCACCAATTAAAGGGATGTGTCTTGGATGCGGTTGATGAGGGCTTTATACCAAGAGATCCGACAAGAAAGGTCATAATAAAAGGAAAATTGCCGGGTAGTAAGAAGATAAAGTACTTGAACCAATTTGAGTTACAAACTCTTTTAAAAAGTTTGAAACTTGGAGAAGAGGTAAGTTGGGACTGGTTCATTCTGCTTCTTGCAAAAACCGGAATGAGATTTTCTGAAGGTTTGGGAATTACGCCAAGGGATTTTGACTTTGCACATCAGACATTAAGTATAAACAAGACATGGAATTATAAAGAGGGTGGTGGATTTACAACCACAAAGAATAAATCTTCAGTAAGAAATATACAGTTGGATTGGCAGTTGATAATGCAGTTTGCAAACCTTGTAAAAGGCTTGCCTGAAGATGAGCCTATATTCGTAAAGAAAGATATGAATGTATATAACTCTACAGTAAATGATTTGCTGCTCAGATATTGTAAAAAGTTGGATATACCTGTGATCGCGGTACATGGATTGCGTCATACACATGCTTCTATTTTGTTATATGCCGGTGTATCCATTGCCAGTGTGGCAAGAAGGCTGGGACATGCAAGTATAACCACAACACAAAAGACTTATCTGCATGTTATTCAAGAGTTGGCAAGTCAGGACATAGATATCGTAATGAGATCATTATCCAACTTGGTATAAGGATAGGAAAAATGGAGCAAGTATATGAGAAGTGGCAACGAAAATAGGATATCGGTGGAACAGGCTGCAAAACTTCTTGGAGCGTCACCACAGTTCATAAGGATTGGGCTGCAGCAGGGGATGCTTGATTTTGGCATGGCCGTGAAAATGTCAAGAAATTGGACATATGTCATTACCAAGCAGAAGTTTGAGGAAAAAACGGGAATAAAAGTAGATTAAAAGTTGAAATAGCAAAGAGGATAAGAGCAAGGAGTAAAAGATGGAAAGAAAAGAAAAAATAGAAGTGCCGGAAGTATTCGATGATAACAGTGGTGAAAGCAAGTTTGTGCTTATAGAAAGAACTACACTGGATCAGCTTGTAGAGTGTAGCGAAAAGATTGAGACTGCAAGAGTTATTTTTGAAAGAGTAGCCATAGGTGTTGTAGTATTGGTGGCCGGGGTACTTATTGGGATGCTGTGGCTATGAGTAGTAGAAGGATAAAAACTAAAAGTAGGCTATGGACAGAGGAAGAACTTGAAATCTTAGTGGACATGATGAAACAGGGCACTAAATTAAGCGTAATTGCTGAACGCCTAAATCGTAGCTATGGAAGTGTTCAGAACAAAGTCAAATATATGGGGAAAGACATATGGGATAAGAGTAAATGGAATGAATATATATCTACCAGACCATACAATTATTGGACTTATGAAGAGTTACGTGAAGTAAAACTTGTTTTGGATTGCGGTGGGACGATGGCGGAAGCGGCAAAAAAGACATCACATAACAGAGCTTGCATTTCTCACAAAATAAATATAATGGGCATGGACTTCTGGGAGGAGAGAAATTGGGACAGGTATGTAGTTGGGTAGATGATACTTATAAGATTGAAGAATTGAAGAAGACCGCAAGGTCTGTAACTAAAGGAACAATATTGAAAAAGTATATCGGAAGTGTATGGCATCAGATAAATGAGACAAGAGGTTACGAAAGTCAGTTCTATATAGCGAATGTAACTGACAGAGGTCATCATGATGAGTTCGATAATGTTCCGGTATTCATAACTAAGATGGATAGGGAGTTTAGAGATGCTTTTAACAGAAACAGCAAGTTCTAAGCCTGATGATATAAAAAATGAGCCTGTGACAAAGACAGGCTCATAATGCTAAAAAGCATCAACTAAACAATATTTATTCTATGCTTTTTGGTCTAAGAAGTCAAGAAAAAAGTGGGGTGAATCCCCATTTCACTGCTTGATTAAAATATTAAAGTTACGACTAAGAGGGTGTAGAAAAATGTATGTGAAAAAAACTTATAACTTAGGAAAGCATAAAGACATAATAGAGGTTCATAATTTTTATCCCGGCAATTATGGAGCGCCCGGAAAAAAGAGAGAGAAAAAAGAGAAGGCATCTCCGGAGGTGATAAAAAAACAGAACCACGCAAACAGAGTAAGAAAAATACAAAGATTGATATTGGGTAATTTCAAAGCAGGAGATTGGCATATAGTTCTCAAATACAAGAAGGAACTGCGACCTGATGACTTTAAAGAGGCCAAGGAGCAGTTGAGTACATTTTTTAAAAAAGTGAGACTGGAGCTGAAAAAGTACTCAATAAGTTTCAAGTACATAGGAGTTACTGAGATGGGGAAGAAGGGCAATGCCTTACATCATCACATCATAGTTGAAAACATCACTGATCCGGTAAATATGTTGAAGCTTATAAGAAAGCATTGGATATATGGCCACATTGCTCTGACTGATCTATACCAGGAAGGAGCGTATCAGAGATTGGCTGAGTACATAGTGAAAGCTGAGACAAAGGATCCTGAGGGTAAGTCAAGCTATAAACGCAGCAGGGGCAATCTGATAGAGCCGGAAGTTGAAAGTAAGATCATGCTTAGAAAGAGTTGGCCAAAAGAGCCTAAAGCAAAGAAGGGATATTACATAATAGCCGACAGTGTAGTTTCGGGTGAGAATCCTGTTACAGGATATCCATATCAGAGATATATGATGCAGCGGTTGCCTAAGATCGGATCTGCAGGAAGAGAGGAGGAAGAGTGGATACAGAGTGTAGAATCAATATCTACATAACAACGTCCATAAGAGGACCGGCAAGGAAGAATGGTGGATATGGATATGTCATAGAATTTATAAAAAAAGACGGTAGTCCGATTACCAGGAGTGGAGTTGGCTATGAGATAAAAGCGACAGAAAACAAGCTTGTATTGATGGCACTAAAAGCAGCACTCAAAAGGCTTACAAAAAGGTGCTCAGCCTTAGTATTTACTAAGTGCGAGTATGTTTTGAGCAGCTATAAAAATGAATGGATTTCTGAGTGGAAAAAGAATGACTGGACTAATGCAAGAGGAGTAAAGCTTAGTAATTGGGAGCTTTGGAGGGATATATCAGAGTTATCCACATTACATGATATATCTTTTGCGAGTTCCGGAACTACAAATCCTTATGAAATGTGGATAAGTGACAGCATAAGAAAGGTGGAGCATGAAAACTGAGAAAGACTTAATAAATACTAAGCATGAGGGCGATTCGAGAGGCGTTTCCAAAATGGAAAAACCTAAGAAAAGAAGTGTCTCTTTTACAGTATATGGAAAGCCGATGGGCAAGCAAAGACCGAAGTTTGCAAGGAAGTATGGAAGTGTAATGACGTACACTCCTAAAGAGACTGTAAATTATGAAAACCTTGTAAAGATATCATATCCGGGCGGAGTAAAACTGGAAGGTGCCATAGTTGCCAATATAAAGGGATACTTTGCAGTACCGAGATCAGTAAGCAAAAAGCAAAGGGAAAGGATGTTGTCAGGAGAAGTCAAATATACGAAGAAGATTGATAGTGACAATTTGGCCAAGTCCATACTGGATGCATTGAATCACATTGCTTATGATGATGATTCGCAGGTGTGCTGCCTTACGGTAAGTAAGCAATATGCCGAGATCGAGAGAGTGGAAGTGGAACTTAGGGAAATATAGTAAATAGCTTTGAGGAGTAAGGAGATGAAAAATAACTTAAAGCATAATTCTGAAGGTTATGTGGACAGTACAGCTTACAAAGCAATAAAGTCTGTAAGTGCTGAAGAAAAGAAGTTGGCCATACAGTCTGAACATGACAAGCTGATAATGCATTTGAAGTACATGATAGAGCTTGCAGGTTTTAGGCTGTCGGACAGAATCAGGCTTGTACATAAGGTTACAGGTAGGAAGTTTGACTAAGATTAGGGAGTAAAGGGGATGGATTACAAACAGGAAATAATCAATAAGATAAGAGATATGTCAAAATACTATTCCGGTCATCAGGTTTTTAGAGATTGGATAGAGGTATACGCTTTAGCAATAGCAAATGTCTGTGAACCTGAAGGTACAGTGGTTTGGAATAAAAGGGAGCAGCAGTATTTAAACACAATAAGCAAATATCAGACTGCAGAAGTGGACGGTTTTGCTGAGCTTGGAGGGTTGCTTACATTGGCACTTGAAAAAGATATGTCGGATATCCTAGGAAGTGTATATATGGGCATAGAGACAGGCAATAAGGCCACAGGGCAGTTCTTTACACCTGACAATATAAGTCAGCTGGTAGCAAGATTGATGGATGATAAAGTGGTATCAACCGATATGCCTATAAAGCTGCATGAGCCTGCATGTGGCAGCAGCGGGATGATTATTGCATATGCCAGGACATTGAGAGACAAGGATATAAATTATCAAAAATTGCTTGATATAAAAGCTTCAGATATAGATTTTGCATGTGTCTATATGAGCTATATACAGCTGTCTCTACTTGGAATCAAGGCGGTTATCGCAAGACAGGACAGCTTGCTTTGGGAAAAAGTTCCACAGGAGCATATATTTGTAACTCCGGCAAAGAAAGGACTACTGCTATGAAAGATGAGGTTATATCAAAAATAATATTATCAATTGCTGATGATGTCAGTATAGATATCGGTGAGCTGAAGTCTAAGCTTTATATAGCTATGAACGGATACAATGTAAGCCTTGAAAGCACAGAGATTGTGGTAAGAGAGGAAAATAAAAACGAGTGGCTTTTCAAGAAGTTTATAATGACTAAAACGGTTCAGGGTTTAACAGAAAGAACGCTTGGGTTGTATAGCATAGAAATACCTAAGATATTGAGTAAAATAGGCAAGCCGGTAGAAGAGATAACATCAGATGACATATTGTACTATTTAGCGATCAGAGAGTGCAAAGATAAATGCACTAAAGTAACTTGCAAAAACGAATTAAGGTATCTTAGTTCTTTTCTTGGATACTTATTTGTTGAGGGGTATATACCAACTAATCCTGTAAGGAAGATTGGAACCATAAAACTTGAAAAGAAAAAAATGAAAGCTTTTTCGGATATCGAGGTGGCGAAGATACGACAAGGGTGTAAGAATTCAAAAGAAAAAGCAATTATTGAACTTTTTCTTAGTACCGGGTGTAGAGTGAGCGAGCTTGTAAATATAAAAAAAGTAGACATAGAAATCAATAAAGTGATTGTAAAGGGAAAAGGAAACAAAGAAAGAATTGTTTACTTGAACGCTACAGCGATTTTAGCAGTAGAGGCATATATAAAAGATTTGCCGGAGCTTAAAAACCCTTATCTTTTCCCTAAAATGAACATGACAACAGGAATGAAAAAAGGAATAGCAAGAGGGAATGGTTATTTAATTGCCGAAAACTATGAAGAAGGGCATATGGATAAAGCTTCAGTAGAGGACTTAGTAAGAAGACTTGGGAAAAGAGTTGGAGTGACAGGCGTTCATCCGCATAGGTTCAGAAGAACATGTGCCACAATGGCACTAAAAAGAGGAATGCCAATAGAGCAGGTCAGTAAGATGCTTGGGCACGAACAGCTTACAACTACACAGATATATCTGGATCTTAATGAAAGAGATTTAGAAATAGCACATGAGAAATATGTGTTGTAGTGAAAGGGGAAGGCATGAAAGATGAATTGATATCTGAGATAGTTATGGCATTGGCAGCAGATGTTGATATGGATATTGGAGAGTTGAAATCAAAGTTATATATGATTATGCATGGATACAGCATAAAGCTTGAAAATACAGATATAGTCATAAGGGAAGAGAACAAGAATGAATGGTATTTTAAAAAGTTCATAATGACAAAGACTGTGCAAGGATTGTCAGAGAGGACATTGGCGCAGTATTCAGCTGAAATACCAAGGATGTTGAACGCAATAGGAAAGTCTGCAGAAGATGTAAGTTCGGACGACATATTATATTACCTTGCAGTAAGAGAGCATAAAGATAAAGTATCTAAAGTAACTGTATCAAACAATCTTAGATACCTAAGAACCTTTTTTGAGTTTCTAACGGTCGAAGGAATAATACCTACCAATCCGGTAAGGAAAATTGGAAGCATCAAAGTAGCTAAAAAGCAGAAAAAGGCTTTTTCAGATGTAGAAGTGCTTAAGCTGAGACAGGGATGTAAGACAGTGAGTGAAAGACTTATTGTTGATATGCTGCTAAGTACCGGTTGCAGAGTCTCCGAACTTGTATCTATAAAAGCCGAAGATATAGAAGGTAGAAGAATAACTGTTTTAGGAAAAGGCAATAAAGAGAGGATAGTTTATCTTAATGCACAGGCACGCCTTACACTTGATGAACATATGAGAAATATCAATACAATAATCAATCCTTATATATTACCAAGTACAAGATATATAAACAGTACAGAGCATATGAGCAGCGGAGCGGTAGAAACTTTTTGCAGAAGGCTTGGGGAAAGAACCGGAGTTAGAAATGTTCATCCGCATAGGTTCAGAAGAACATGTGCAACTATGGCGTTAAAAAGAGGAATGCCTATAGAACAAGTGAGTAAGATGTTAGGCCACGAAGAGTTATCAACAACGCAAATATACTTGGACCTTGATGAAAGAAACTTAGAGATAGCACATGAGAAGTATGTAGTGTAGCAGGAGTGAAAGCACATGAAATATAAAACAATATGGAAAGAAAGGAATATTAAGGAGAAAACAATGAAGAATACACTATCAGATTTAAACAATTATCTGTTTGAGGCTATTGAAAGAATTACCGATGATGAACTGACGGATGAAGCTCTGGATAAAGAAATAAAAAAGAGTGAGGCTGTACAGAAAATAGCAAAGACCATTATAGAAAACGGGCATCTTGCATTGAATGCACAGAAGCATATTGATGAGTGTGGAAGAAAAGAAAGCGTCAACTTACCTATGTTTGGAATTGAAAAGAATGCAAATTAGATATACAGCTGAGGAAAAGGCATTTTTAAGGTCTTTCATCCCCGGGCATTTTTCGTATGAAGTACAAAGAGCTTTTGAAGAGAAGTTTGGACATCGTATAACTTGTTCACAGATAAAGTGCTTTAAGGGTAATAACAAAGTCCGATCCGGAATGGATACAAGATTTAAAAAGGGAACTGTTCCACCTAATAAAGGCAAGAAAATGAGTGCGGAACAATATGCCAAGTCCAGTAGGACTATGTTTAAAAAAGGAGGTATACCACAGAATTACAGACCTGTAGGAAGTGAGAGGGTGAATGTTGACGGATACATTGAAATAAAGGTTGCAGATCCGAGCAAATGGGAGCTAAAGCACAGATTTATCTGGGAGGAAAGCAACGGTAAAATCCCTGCGGGTATGAATCTGATATTCAAGGATAATAATCCTTTGAACGTTAAACTTGATAATTTAATGTTGGTTACCAGAGCTGAAAATATGATAATCAATCATGCCGGGGCAAATATGTACAAAGGCATAGAAAAAGAAGTAGCCATAAATGCTATAAGGCTTAAAAAACTGATAAAAGAAAAGATATTAAAAAATAAAAAGAAAGAGGATAAGAATGAACAGAGCAATATTGATGGGTAGGCTGACAAGAGATCCGGAAGTGAGATATTCAAGTGGTGAGAAATCCATGGCAATCGCAAGATATACACTTGCAGTAGATAGAGGTTTTAAGCGTGGAGGAGATTCATCCGAACAGACTGCAGATTTTATACCATGCATTGCATTTGATAAAGCCGGGGAATTTGCAGAGAAGTATTTTAGACAGGGAATGAGAGTATTGATTTCAGGTCGTATTCAGACAGGAAGCTATACAAACAAGGAAGGTCAGAAGGTTTATACAACTGAGGTAATTATAGATACTCAGGAATTTGCAGACAGTAAGGGAGAAAGCACCGGAGGAAGAAGTAAAAAGCAAGAAGCGAATGTAGATGCGGATGGATTTATGAATATTCCGGATGGTGTAGATGATGAAGGATTACCGTTCAACTAATGAGTGGTTATCAACTATTAGTTGACTATTGATAAGGAGGAAGAGATGTTTATAAAGCAATCAGTATTTGAGAAGTTGATAAAGAAAGCATATAAGTATGATTCATTGAGAATATATAAAAGTGAAGATGATGACTTGATTATAGATACTCCAAATTGTACGCTAGGCATACATAAAGATTTTATAACTAAAGAAGTTAAGGGAGCACTCATAAAACTTGTTGGAGACTTACCGGAGAGAACGGAGTCTATACTGTATGGCAAAGGTGGAAATATGCAATATGAGATTTCAGAAATGATAGACACATCAATACTTAACAATGATTATACAAAAGATAGGGAATATAGTCCTTATATTGTCTCCAATGTGACTATAGAAAAGATATACAGAGTGATTCAGTCTGAAGGTAATATAAGCATAATAAGAATGTTTAAACAGGAATATTTGGATCTGATTGAAAGAAGTCTTGTGGATATTAAAGGTGGAGAGACAAATGTTGAAGGGCCTATAAGTGATGATGAGGGTTCAAGTCTCAGATGGTATACGAATGTATGTGCATTGGAGATAAAACGCAGTGTAGCAGAAGATTATACAAATGAACTGATCGGGACACTTAAGACAATAAGGCTTGAAAAGTGTGAGGAGTAAAAAAATGGCAAAGAAAAAAGATGTAGCAATAAATCGCAGAGAGTATGAGAGGATAAAAAAATACGACCATACTCAAATGAATAATTATATCAGGAGCATATATAAGGATGGTTTCGATAGCGGAATCGAGGAGGCGAAGAACAGGAATGAAAAGAAAGACTTGAATATGGAACTGATAAAAGTTTAATTGTCAAATATAAAAGGAATAGGGCCGGCAAAGATGGCACAGGTAATAAAAGTCCTGGAAAAAAGAATTGGCTAAAAGTGAAGGAGGTGATGCTATATGAACTCTGCTAAAGCTGAGCTGCTTGGAGTAAGAAAACTTTGCGTGAAGATTTATCATCTGTATAGAGAGAAAGAATCGTTGCTTGGTATTACAAGAAATATCAAGTCAGATGAAAAAGTTCAGACATCTACAGGCAGCGGAGGACTTGAAGCGACAGTACTTGAGCGTGACAGGATACAAAAAGAAATTGATAAAGCAATGAGCTTGTATATATCAGAGAGGCAGCAGATAATTGACAGAATACATCGAATAGATAAAGAAGAGTATATTCAAGTACTGTATAAGAGACACATTGAAGGAAAGAGTTTTGAAGCAATAAAAAGAGAGATGCACTATGAAGTATCTTATTTGAGAAAGCTACATTCAAAAGCTCTAAATGCATATATTAAGATAATGTGATAAAGCAGGTTTTCAAGAGGCAGCAGATGATAAAGATGTCTCACTTTTGTCCAATTGTATATGATATACTTATACAGTGACAAGGAATAGATACTTCTTGTTTGCTATTTCATGTATACCCCTTTTAGGAAGCTCTCAGTGTATGAGAGCTTTTTTGTTGTAATATTGCACAAATAATACAATAAAATATAGTGAAATAAGGCGAAAATATGTACAAAATGCACAAGGTACTCCCGGGGGTATACCCACTATGCGGGGCAAAGAGGTGCGGCCGATTTGGCTTTAAAAAAAGTGAAAAAAATGGGATTTCCTTCCCTTGGAAAGGAGGGGTGATGGTGGCTGATGACAGTTAATCAAAAGGAGCTGGCGGAGTGTCTTGGAGTAGAGCCAAGGACTATAAGAGATTTGACTAAGAAATGTGGAATATTTGAAAGAAATGAGTCTGGAAAATACGAGTTAAGTACCTGTGTAAAAGAGTATATTGAGTATAAGCTGGACTTGGACTCAAGCAGGGCGAAAGGCTTGAATTTAGAGGCTTTGAAGGCCAGACATGAAGAGATAAAGATACAGATGAGCCTTGAAAAGTTGAGAGAATATAAGGCTGAAACACACAGGTCTGAAGATGTGGAAGAGTTCCTGTCAAATATGCTTGTAAGTTTCAAAAATAAGCTGTCAACATTGCCCTCAAAACTTGCCATGGAGATCATGGGAGAGACCGATACCAATGTGGCAATAAAGAAGGTGGAAGAGGAAATAGACATAGCTTTGAATGAACTTTCCGGATACGATCCGAATAAGATTAGCAGGAAGAGAAAAAATATTGATTTGAATGAGGATGATTTAGAAGAGGAAGAGGATGACATCAAGAGAGAAAACAAGAAGACTGTTTCAAAAAGTAATAAGCGAAACGCTAAAACCACAAAAACAGCTAAGCGTAAGCCAGTGGGCAGAAAGATACAGGGTACTTGATTCCAACTCCAACTTAGCCGGCAAGTGGTCTAATGATGTTACTCCATACCTTATAGGGATAATGGATGCTTTTAATGATGTAAATATCAGAAAAATATTCTTTTGCAAAGCCAGTCAGATAGGTGGAACCAGCGCAATGGTAAATATGATTATGTATATCATTATGCAGACTCCGGCACCAACGATGATAGTCTATCCAAGTGACGATCTGGCCAAGAATATATCCAATGACAACTTAAAGCCTGCATTTAGACTTGTGCCGGAAATAAAGAAGATGTTCAAAGAGACAAAATCAAAGGAGCTGGAGCTTAGGTTTACTCATATGCCTATATATCTTACCGGAGCAGGATCTCCAAGTAAGTTGGCTTCTAAACCTATAAAGTATCTGTTTTTTGATGAGATAGATAAGATGGGTGGTGCCACGAAAAAAGAAGCAAGTCCTTATAATCTTGCGCTGGAAAGAACTAAGACATTCAGGCCTACTGAGAAGGTCTTTGCCGCAAGCACACCGACTATCAAGAGTAATTATATCTGGGAGCTACATGACGGAGCGGATGAAGTCAAACATTACTTTGTACAGTGTCCACATTGTGGAGAGTGGATAGAGTTTGCATTTGATCAGATAAAGTTCTGTAAGGATGATGAAAAGAAGATGAGCAACTACGAAAGGGCGCAGACTGCAAAGTATGTATGTCAGGAGTGCGGCTGTTTCATTACAGATTCAGACAAGATGAAGACGCTTAGAAGCGGTGAATGGAGGGTGGTAAAGAAGAGAGGCAATGGAGTGGCTGCAAAGAGTGTAGGATTCTGGATAAGTTCTCTTTATTCAGTATTTCTTAAATGGTCCGATATAGTGGAAGAGTTCTTAGACAGTTATAAGGATCCTGAAAAGTTGCAGAACTTTACCAACTCATGGCTCGGAGAAGCCTGGGAGGATACAAGGATTGCTACAAGTAATAAGCTTGTATTACAAAGGCAAACCGACTTGGAAGAGTTCGTTGTTCCAAAGTGGGCAAGAATGCTTGTAGGTGGTGTGGATGTGCAGCAGGATTCTTTGTATTTTACTATCAGGGCATACGGAGCGTATACAACCAGCCAGAATATTACTCATGGGCAAGTACGAAGTTTTTCAGATATTGAAAGAGTTATGAATGATACCTATAAGCGTGAAGACGGTGTGGATATGGTAGTTGCCCTATGCCTTATTGATAGTGGATACAGATCGGACGATACATATGACTTTTGTATTGAAAACAGGGAATGGGCAATACCGGTAAAAGGCTCATCAAACCCTATGGACTCAAGATATAGATTTAATAGAGTTGATAAAAAGGGATACGGACTGCAGTTGGTAGTATGTGACGGTGGTGCCTTTAAGGATTCTATAGCTGTCAGACTGCAGAAGAAAAACGGCCCGGGCTCTTTTATGGTGTTTAAAGACTGTGATGAGAACTATGCAAATCAATTAAGCTCTGAGCAAAAGGTTATGGTGAAGACATCTGCAGGCAACGTAATGAGATGGGTACCGAAGCGCTCTCATATAGATAACCATTACTTAGATTGTGAAGTATATGCCATGTGTGCAGCGGAGATATTGGGAGTGAGGAACTTAAGAGAAGAAGGCTATGAAGAGACAAGTGAGGATGATACCAAGGCGGAGGATACTGAATCTGATTGGATTACAGGCGGAAATAAAGGAGGATGGTTATAGTGGACAGACCGATGACGAACGAAGAACAGGTCATAGAGATTGATAAAGCAATATCATCAATCTTGAAAACAGGACAAAGTTATAAGATAGGTTCAAGAACCTTGACAAGAGCGGACCTTGGAACGCTTAGGTCAATGAGAAAAGATTTAATGGCGGCTTCAGAAGATAACGGCACTGATTTATTCAGCAATACTTTTGTGGCTGTATTTGACAGGAGGTAGAAATGAATTGGCTTGATAACATAATTGGCTTTTTCTCTCCGGCATGGGCATATAAAAGACAGGCCTTCAGAACAGGGCTTGATGAAATAAGATCAGGATATTATGACAGTGCGGATTCGTCCAGGATGAATAGAAACTGGACTGCAAATAATGCACCGGCAGTAATGACGGACAGCTTCTCAAGGGATAACATAAGAGCCAGAGCAAGAGATCTTGAGAGAAATTCAGATATTATGAATGCAATACTTAGTGCATATAACAGAAATGTGGTAGGTGAAGGATTTACTCTACAGGCAAGGACTGACAATGAAGAACTCAATAACAAGATTGAAGAGCTGTGGAGAGTGTGGACTAAGAAAAAGAACTGTGACATATCTAAGAATCAAAATCTAATTCAAATGCTTAGGATGATTGAGAGACGAAAGAGGGTAGACGGTGGAGTCCTTATACAAAAATGTTATACAGATGATGGAGTATTGCCACTGAAACTTTCCTGCCTTGAGGTGGATGAGATAGATAAAGATGTTATGAGTCCACACTATGAGGGAAATAAAGTGGTGGACGGTGTAGAAGTAAATGAATATGGAGCAGCTGTAGGGTACCATATCAGAAGATACAGTAAAGATGGATATTTACTGGAAGAGCCGCATTTTGTAAAAGCTGAAGATATGATATTCGTATTCTCAAAGACAAGACCTTCTCAAGTAAGAGAGATGAGTGATCTTAATCCTACCTTGCTTAGGGTAAGGGATATCACTGAATTTATGACTGCAGTATCGGTGAAGCAAAGAATTGAAGCTTGTATGTCGGTATTTATTAAAAAGGGTGCAGCGGATGAGCTTGGAAGAGGGATAGTAAAATCAAATAACCAAGCCGGATATGATGGAAAGCTGTTATCTCCGGGTATGATCAAGGTATTAAATCCGGGTGAAAGCATAGATGTAGTAAACCCGAACGGTCAGGCTGCAGATGCAACGTCCTATATAAAGCTTCAAAATCAGCTGCTTGGAGCAGGACAAGGGCTCAGTTATGAGGCTACCACAAGAGATATGAGTCAAACAAATTACTCAAGTGCAAGACAAGGCTTGATAGAGGATAACCTTACATATGCGGAGGATAGACAACTCTTAGGCGACTTGGTAGATGAAATATATGAGGCTTTTATTACTTGTGCAGTGTTATACAAAAAGCTTGATATACCTGATTTTTTGGATAATAAAGAAAAGTATTTTAAACATGAGTGGATACAAGCCGGAAGAAGGTGGATAGATCCGCTTAAAGAAGCAAGTGCTATGAGGCTTGGAATGGCAAGTGGCCAGAAAACATTTAAGCAGATAGCAGCAGAGAACGGAAAAGACTGGAGAGAACAGATAGAGGATATAGCGGAGGTCATTGCATATGGTAATGATTTGGGCATAGACCTTGGACATATCCTATATGGAATAGATTCTAGGAGGGAAAATGGATAAGAATTTTGTAAGAGAGATAGCAATAAACGGTATCAGGCAGGTAAGCAGTGAAGATGATACTAAGACTATAGAGCTTAGCTTTTCAAGCGAAGAGCCGTATCAAAGATGGTATGATCATACAGAAATACTGGATCATAAGGGAATACAGCTTGATAGGCTGAATGATATAGGCGTAGTACTTTATAATCATAACAGGGATAAAGTTATAGGCAAGGTGAAGAAAGCGTGGGTGGAAGAGAACAGAGGCCTTGCTGTAATAGAACTTGATGATGATGATTTCAGCAATGAGATATACAAGAAAGTTGAAAGCGGTACACTTAAAGGTGTATCTGTAGGGTATTCTATAGATACCTGGGAAGAAGTGAAGGCAGGAAAAGAGTCTGTAGACGGATTTGCCGGGCCTTGCTACATTGCAAGAAAGTGGACACCTTATGAGATATCCATAGTATCCATACCTGCAGATGGAACTGTAGGAGTTGGTAGATCTGAAGAGAATATAGACGGTAAGGATATGGCGGATTTAAGTATGTATGAGAATATAGTCAAAATGAATGAGAATAAGTTGAGATTGTAAGATGTCTCACTTTTGTCCAATTTTTTATGCTATATTGGTAAAGTGCTAGATGGGCGTATAGCACATGATATTATTGATGTGATTGTTCCTTTCATGAAAGCTTGAGGCGTATGTCTCAGGCTTTTTTGTTGGAAAAAAATGAGAAAGGAGTCTTTTATGGGTGCAAAGGATGCATTGAGAAGACAACAGGAGCTTTTGGAAAAAGCCAAGGCGGAAGGTAGGAACCTAAACTCTGAGGAGCAAAGAGAGTTTGACAGTATGCAGACTATCATTGATGCTGCTTCTACAGAAGGAGATGCAGATGACTTACAGATCGAAAGAGAAAGGTGTAAGCAGATTGTAGAGTTGTGTAAGGACATGGAGCTTGATCCGACCGACTTTATCGCAAGTGGAGCAAGCATAGAAGCTGTGAAGGATGCTGCTATACAAAAGTTTAAAAGTGAGAAAAGACCGGTAACGGCTCAGCCAAGCGGTGATGTAAATTTGAAGGTTAAGACTGATGAAAGAGATAAGTATACCAGAGCTGTAGCGGACGGTATGCTTTTAAAAAGCGGTCTATATGTTGATAAGCCTGCAGCAGGTGCAAATGATTTCAAGAGCATGTCTCTTAGAGATATGGCTATTCATGCTATGGCACAGGATGGTGAGAATTTAGATACTCTTATGAGAATGTCTCCAAGTGAGGTGTATGACAAGGTTACAAGAGCAGGATTTTACAATCCGACATCTGCATTCCCGGCTATCATGGATACGGCTATCAATAAAGCTTATAAGGATGAGTATACACTTGCTCCTACAACATTTGAGAAGTTTGTAAAGATTGGTTCGTTGTCAGATTTTAAGGCACATGACAACTACTGGGTAACAGGCCCGGCGGGCGAGTTCAAGGAAGTACCGGAGAACGGAGAGATCGAGGCGGATGTACCTAAGGATATGGCAAAGCCTAAGCGTCAGCTTAAGACATTTGCAAGGCAGTTCTCCATGAGCAGACAGGCCTTTATCAATGATGATATCGGTTTTCTAACTACAGTGCCGGCAAGATATGCAAGAAGTGCAAAGACTACAATCAATAAGATGGTATATAACGCACTATACAATGATGTGGTTATTTATGACGGATTACCGCTGTTTGATGCAAGTCATAAGAACTCTTTAGCTACCGGATCGGCTCCAAGTGCTGAGGTTATTAACAAGATGATATTGGCGTTGGCAACACAGAAGGATGAGTTCGGCCAAAGCATTGTAGTAAATCCTAGAACCATAGTAGCTCCTGTGGGATATGCTATGGATTTGTATAAGATTTTCAACTCTCCAAGTATCAATACAACTGATAATACGCAGGCGGCAAACCCTTTATATCAGCTTAGAAACAATATCCAGATTGTGGAGGATGCAACTCTTAATGCGCTGGCAGGAACAGGCGCTGCACCATGGTATCTGATGGCGGATGCAGCAGATATAAATGCTATTGAGGTGGATTTCCTTAACGGCCAGCAGGTTCCGACTATCAGAAGAATGGAAAATCCGGGAACGCTCGGGTTTGTATGGGATATCTATTTTGATGTCGGAGTTACTGTAATGAATCATAGAGGTATTGTAAGAAATAAGGGAGTAACTATAGCTGATCCGTTGGCTTAAAGAAAGGAGAGAGTATGGCAAATAAAGGTGCGTATGTAAATACCGGTTATACAATCAATTATATAAATGAGACGAACGCAAAAATTGAGGCAGGCTCAGTGGTAAAAATCGGAGATCTTGTAGGCATTGCAGCATGTGATATTGATGTGAAAGCACTTGGAGCTGTGAGCATCAGTGGCGTATACGATATTACTAAGAAATCCGGAGAAGCTATAGAGGCAGGCAAGCTTGTATATTATTCTGATGATGGTGTTACGGCCACTGCAGGTAGTAATTCAAGAGTAGGTTATACTGTAGCCAAGGCGCTTGCCGGAGACAGTACTGTAAGAGTAAGGCTGGGATAGTATGAAGAAGTATAGAGCTAAGAGGTATATTCTGTACCTGGGGCATATGTATGCTCCGGGTGATTTTGTAATGACATCGGATGTTGAATATTTGGAAAAGCTTGTTGCGAATGATTCTGCAGAATGCGTTGATGATGAAGGAAATGTAATCAGCCAAGCAGTAGTAAATACTGAGGAATCTCCAAAAGAAGGACAATCTGAAGAACTTCCATTTGGTGAGGAAGATTCATCGGATGAAGTAAAGGGAGATGTCAGCAACAAGCCTATTGGAAGAAGCAGGGCAAAATAATGAATGAGTTTATAGAAGCTCTTAATGATGATATATCTAAGGTTTTCTTAAACCTTGATGAGTTTGCTTCTACTCACAATATTGACGGTAAGGAATATAACATTATCATTGATGAATATGAGTTGAACGAGCGAAACAAGGGCAGAGAGAAAGAACTTATAGATGGAATCTATATAAAAGAGCTGCTTATATATGTGTCTAAGGATGAGTTTAAAAGGCTTCCAAGTATAGGTAGAATACTTTTTCTTGATAATGTGGAATACCTGGTCAAGGATGCACAAGAGGAAGAAGGAGTATTTGTCACTACACTTGAGAAGAATGTGCACTGATGGATATTGAAGTAAGAGTTGATGAGAACGATTTAAAAAGGCTTGAGCGTACCTTTAGGCGTTTTGGGGAAGATGCCGATAAAGGTCTTGCTAAAGTTGTGAATAAGACAGCGAAGGAAGTAAAGAAACTGCTTGCAAAGCAATCTAATTCCGAATACGCCACTACGGATTTAGGGCTTAGAGGATTTAATAATGCTATGAAGGTAAAAACAGCTACAGGAAAGAACCCTGTAGCTGAAATTATATCTAAGGATGGCAGCAGAGAATTATACAAGTTTAAGGTATCACCAAAAACCGCTACAAGAAAGAACGGTAGAAGGCCAAGAACTTTCAAAGCTAAAGTTTTAAAATCGAGCTCATTTAAAAAGATGCAGACTGCAGATATAAAAGCGTTTGTGACAACTTTCAAGAGCGGCCATACAACATTGGTTGAGAGAAACCCGGGAAAGAAGATAAGGAATAGAAGAGGCAAAGGTATAACAAAGCATAATATGGCACTTAAGGCCTTGTATGCCGTACCTGTTCCGAACATGCTTGCAGGTGAACATGGATATCTTAAGGCAAGCGCTATGATCGACGATGTACTGCAAAAGAATATTGACATGGAAATAGAAAAACTTTTGGGAAGTGAAAGATGACAGTTTTTGATATTTATAAAGAATTTGAGGATTTTCTGCATCCTATATTGGATGAAATGTACTTTGAAAGTCCGGATGGAAAAAGGGTAAAGATAAATATATATAAGCAGAGCTTACCTCCAAAGCGTGATGATGAAGATATGAACCCGATTCCGTATCTAATTATAAAAGTACTTGGAGGTACATTTCCAAAGGACTATAGAAGTGATACGGCCAAACTTAGAGTAATACTTCTGATAGGCATAATGAATACGGAAGAAGGTTATACAGCATCCAGGGATGTAATCGGTGTTATCGAGAGGATAAGGCAGGAGTTCTTAAAGGTTGGACATTTGAGAACTTTTTCGCTTTGTGCCGATATTGACTTCTCTATGAATGAAGATGATGAGTATCCTTACAGCTTTGGAGGGATGGATTTAAGCTTTAGAAGCTTGGATGTGGTGAGAGAGGATGAATATACATAATGGATGATAAGAAAGAAGATATTGTAAAAGAAGAGCCAAAAGTGGACGCTGCAGAAGAACCAAAAGAGGTTATAGAAGATAATACAGAAAGTGATGCAGCCTTAATAAATACTAAGCGTGAGAGGCTCTCCAATGTGGTCTATGTAGGTCCGAAAGTAAGCGGTGTTATACAGCAATTTGATACATTCAGCGGAAATGTTCCTGAAAGTATTGAGGAGTTTTCAAATAAATATAATACGATAAGGGCACTTTTTATACCGATTAGCGATTTTGCCAAGGCTTTTAGAGAGGTAAAAGAAAAAGGAAGTGCTCTTTATAATCTCTATATGAGAGCAAAGGAGGAGATAAATGACAACTTATAATCATGGTATAAGGGTAAAAGAGGGTGCGACACCTGTAAGTAAGCCGCTGCTTGGTACTGCAGGCCTTCAGGTTGTAGTAGGATGTGCACCGGTAAACCTTACAAAGGATCCATATTCTAAGACAAACAAGGTTGTACTTTGCAACAGCTTTGATGAGTGTGTACAAAAGCTTGGATACAGTGATGAGATGGATAAGTACACTCTATGTCAGGTTGCATATGCTTCTTTCAAGCATTTTAAGATAAGCCCTGTAGTTTTTATCAATGTACTGGATCCGAAGAAGCATAAGCAGACGGTAGCGGAAAGCACTATCAATGTTGTAAATAAGCAGGCGATACATCCTGATACAGGTATTTTGCTTGATAAGTTGGTGGTAAAGAATGCTGCAGCTACATTGGTTGCCGATACCGACTATATATTAAGCTTCAATGATGAAGGAAAGGCTGTAATATCACTATTGTCTACAGGCAGTGCATATAATGCCACACAGCTTAAGGTAAGCGGCGAGAAAATAGATCCAAGTCTAGTTACAGTTAATGATATAGTTGGCGGTTACAGTGATTCTACAGGAGAGAGTACAGGTATTGAACTTATAAAGAGTGTATTCCCTAAGCTTGGAATTGTGCCGGGCACATTGCTTGCCCCGGGATATTCGTATAATCCGCTTGTTGCAACGGCTCTTGTCGCAAAATGTGAGGAGTTGAACGGAAAATTCAGGGCTATGGCTCTGATAGATATATCTTCAAGTACGGTAAAGAAGTACACAGATGTTCCGAAGGCTAAGGCTGATCTTAGTATTAAGTCACCTTTTGCAATTGGACTATGGCCAAGCGTGAAGGTGGAAAAGAAAGTGATTTCTTATTCGGCAATGTTTGGTGCTTTATGTGCTTATATTGATACTAAGAATGACAACATTCCTAGCAAGTATCCTTCAAATAAGCCTTTGAATGTCGAGAGTGCTTGTCTTGCAGACGGCAGCGAGGTGCTTATTGATGAAGAGCAGGGTAATACTTTGAATGCAGTAGGTGTAGTAACGGTTATAAATCAGGTCGGATTACGTGCCTGGGGAAATAATACAATGGCCTATCCGGATGATACCGATCCTAAGAACAGGTGGATTGCAATAAGAAGGTCTTTCAACTGGTATGCAAACGGATTTATAACTAGATTTATTGATGCGGTTGATGATCCTACAAGCTACAAGATAATCGAAGCATTTCTTGATGCCGAGAATATGTTCGGTAACAGCATTGTAGCAAGGGGAGACTTTGCAGGAATAAAGATGGAATTCAGCATTGATGACAATCCGAGAGAATCTATACTTGCAGGAAGAATTAAATTTAAGGAGAAGATAGCTCCATTTATTCCGACGGAGTATATAGAAAATGAAGTTTCGTTTGATCCTAATATGATTGTGAATGCATTGGGAGGTAATAACTAATGAGTTTTCCAACAGTAATAAATAATTTTAACATGTACTCAGGCTCTGACAGGCTTATCGGTGTAACCGATGAAGTCAAGTTGCCTGATATGAACGCTATTACATCTTCTGTGAGCGGTGCCGGAATAGCCGGAACTATAGATATACCTGTGGTTGGTGCTTATGAGTCCATGGACATGGAAATATCTTTCAGAGGACTTACTGCAGATATCTTCAAGATATTCAAAGTTGGAGAAACTGTAGACGTTACACTGAGAGGAGGATATCAGACTCTGGATAATGAGAATGCCGGAATAGGTAAGAGCTCTATGAGAGTTATGGTCAGAGGATTTGTGAAGAACTTCTCTCCTGGAAGTGTGAAGATTAACGATCAGATGACATCTACTGTAACTATATCAATAGCATATTATCTTGTAGATGTGGCAGGAAACAATGTCATTGAGCTTGATAAACTCAACTCTAAGTGCGTGATTAACGGAGTTGATGTTCTTGAGGATATAAGAAGTTATATTTAATGTTTGAGTCAGGTGTCTGTGGATACCTGACTTTTTTGTATAAGCATATAGGTGACATCACCGATATGGATTAAGGCAGATGATAGGAGAAAAGATGAGTAAAGAAGTAGAAAAAGATATTGAAGTCGTAGGAAAGAATGATACAGGAGTAATTGTATTTGATAAGCCATACAACTGGGAAGGGAAGGAATATACAAGTGTAGATATTTCAAAAATGGCAAACTTAAAGGGTATAGACCTTATAGAAGCTTTACAAGGCAACGGAAATGGATTATCTATAAGCGTTAATGGTGAGTACGATCTTAAGACTATTATATTTTTAATAAATAGAGCCACAGGAATACCTATGGAGTTCTTTGAGTATTTGCCGATCAAGGAAGTTATAAAAATTAAGTACAAGGCTATAAGTTTTTTATAAGAGTGGGCATAAGCCCTAATGACGGCAGAGTAATAAGAAAGATAGCTATAAGATTGTCGATAAAGCTTAATACAAGCATGGAATATTTTATGAATATGCCTGTGAGGGAGCTTATAGAAATAGTTGAGGAGGTGAGTGAACTTGGCCAGTAAAAAAGAATATGAGATGAGGATAAAGATTGGCGGTAGAGTGGATGCCTCTTTGGGTAATGCTACTAAACAGGCTATAAGTAATATTGAGGGTGGTCTGTCAAAGTTTGAAAGCCGTATGAAGACTATAGGTAAGGTGGTAGCAAGTGTAACCGCAGGGCTTGCCGGAGCTGCTACCGTGATGGGATCCAATTTTGAAGCGCAGATGAAGACCGTACAGGCTATAAGCGGATCCAGTGAAGCACAGCTTGATATTCTTAGTGAAAAGGCTAAGGAGATGGGTATTAAGACGGTGTTTAGCGCTACAGAGGCAGGTAAGGCACTTGAGTATATGGCTATGGCAGGATGGAAGACTGCAGACATGACACAGGGTATATCAGGTATCATGAATCTGGCTGCAGCATCAGGTGAAGACCTTGCAATGGTTTCTGATATAGTAACAGATGCACTTACCGCTTTTGGACTTAAGGCAAGCGATTCCGCGCACTTTTCCGATGTACTTGCTGCAGCATCTTCAAACTCCAATACAAATGTGGCTATGCTTGGAGAGTCTTTCAAGTATGTTGCTCCTGTGGCCGGTGCTCTCGGGTATAAGGTTGAAGATGTAGCTGTGGGATTAGGTCTCATGGCAAACCAGGGAATTAAAGCCGGTATGTCAGGTAGAGCTATGAAAAATATATTGTCAAATATGACTAAGCCGACAAAAGAAATGGCTGCAGCTATGCAGGCACTTGGAGTCAGCTTGACTGATGATAGCGGAAATATGCTTTCGTTCATGGATATCATGAAAAACTTAAGAAAAGGATTTGCCGGCGGAAACTTAAGTGCAAAAGAATTTGGAGAAAACCTACAGACAATCAGTGACGGACTTGAAAATGGAGAAATTTCAGAAGGCGAGTACATTGAAAAAATGGAAAACCTTATGACTAGCATGTATGGAACAGGTGCGGCGGAAAAGGCCAGACTTGCTAATATGCTTGCAGGCAAGCAAGGTATGACAGGACTTCTTGCGATAGTGAACTCTTCAGAAGAAGATTTTAATAAGCTTACATCCGCTATACAGAATGCTGACGGTGCAGCAGAGAACATGGCCAATACAAGACTTGATAATTTGCAGGGCGATGTAAAACTTGCTCAAAGCGCATTGGAAGGATTGGCTATACAAGTGTATGAAGATTCTAAAGGACCTATGCGTGAAGGTGTGCAAATGTTTACCAAGTCTATTCAAGATTTGAATGCATATATCATAAAGAGCGGAGTGGCTAAGAATATAGGCAGAGCATTATCAAAAGGCCTTAAGCAGATGGAAGGTGCAGGAAAAGGCATTATTGAGTTCGGCAAGTTCGCAATGAAACATTCAAGTGTAATCCTTGGACTTCTATCAGGCATGGCAGCAGGCTATGCCACATTGAAAGCTGTTGTGATCGGAAACAAGATAGCAAGTGGAATATCGGCTATAACAATGGCACTTTCAAATCCGGTTACGGGAGCTATTGTGGTTGGAGCATTGGCCGTATCTGCAATAGTAGGAGTAACTACAGCTCTTAAAGCTATGAGAGTAGAAGCAGGCAATAGAAGCCTTAGTAAACATTTCGGTGACTTATCTTTATCAATGAAAGAAGTTGATATTGTGGCGGACAGGCTTGTAAGCAGTAAGTCGCTTGAGGGTGTAAGAACTGCGATGAAATCATTTGATGAAGCAACTAAATCAATGGATGGCTTCACAAACAGTCTAAGTGCGGTCAGAAAACTCAACTGGCAAGTAGGCATGGGTATCAAGCTTAGTGAAGATGACAATGCTGCATATAAAGACGGCGTTGAGAATATGATCTCTTCTCTGAAACAATCTGTAACAAGCGAACAGTACGGCATGGATATGAATCTTGCTTCTATACTTGGAGATAATCCGAACATGGAAGGTATAAGAGCTTCTTTTAATAATTACTATACTTCAGTGTACTCTGAACTTGACAAACTTGGTGAAGAGATGAAAACTGCAGTCAATGATGCATTCAATGACGGAATACTTGATATTAAGGAGGCTGAACATCTTGAGAAACTTGAAAAGCAGATGGCAGATATGAAGGCCAAGTTGGCAAATGATAATCTGCAGTCTTCTTTTGATGTTATCAATGCTTCAGGCCTTGGCAACCTTACGCCTGAAAGCTTTAAGGATATCATCTCTAAGACAACTGAGAAAGCGAATGAAGCGATGGCTACATTCTCAGAGAGTCAGGAAAAAGCACTTGCAAGTTTACACGCACAGTACAAGGACGGCTTTTTATCAGAGGGTGAGTTTAACAGACAGTATGACATTATTATCAACAGCATACTTGATAATCAAGGTAAGACTATAGGAATGGCTGTAAGCTCACTTACTAAGAATATTAAGGATTCATATTCTACAGAAATGCAGGACTTGATGCCGGAGCTGAATGATGTAGTCAACAATGCAATAAACAACGAAGGAAACCTTTATGCACTTAAAGAGCAAGGTGCGATAGCATTCACAGGTATTAAAGATAGTTTGCTGGACGGAATGAAAGTTGATTCGGCTACTAAAGAAGCCATGTCACAGTTGTATAAAGAGTTACAGCCTGACATGGAAAAGATGAACGCGATTGCAGAGAGCTACAAGAAGGCAGGGTTACAAATACCTGACGAGCTGGCAAATGCGTTACATGAATCTGCTACTATAGGAGCATTGGCAGGAGATGAGGCGAGCCTTTGGTATCTATACGGTGAAAAGATTGCTAATGATCCGAATTATGCAGAGATACTCAGTACAATGCAACAGCAGGGGGTAGAGATACCACAGGCATTACTGAATGGATTGCAGGCAAGCGGAGTACTGGATCAGGCAGGTAATATAGTGTATGGAAAGATAAATAATTCTGTACAGTCTGCAATGGCTACGCCGATAAAAGCCGTGGCCAAGTTCGATCTTGAAGCTGTGTATAATGTTAGTCCTAATGTACTTAGTAATAAAGCAAGAGCGGAGGCGCAGGCAGCGGCAGTAGGTAAGCAAATGGCAAGCTTAAAAACAAATAAGATAACAGGTTTGCCGGCATATGCAAGCGGTGGGATTATTGAAAAGCCTACCTTGGCCACTTTCGCAGAGGACGGACCGGAGGCAGCTATACCGCTTGACGGTTCACCACGTGCTATATCTTTGTGGCAAAGAGCCGGAGAGATACTTGGTACACTTGGCGGCAAGTCAAAAGCAAGCGGAAGCTTGGAGAAGCTTGAGGGTGCAGATACATCCGGAAGCAACATTGTAGTGAACTTCTCTCCTGTACAAAACTTCTCTGCCGGCACTACGGCTGAAGAAGTACAAAGAGTTAATGAGCGCAGCTTTGAAGAGTTTAAAAAAATGTGTGACAGATATGTAAAAGATAGTAGAAGACTGGGATTTACATAAATGAGAGATAGAATATATATAGCAGAGTCGGGAGATACTTGGGACAGTATCTCCTTTAAAATTTATGAAGATGAGTTTAAGGTTGAACTTTTAATGAATGCGAATAAGGAATTGATGCATATCTTTGTATTCGGTGGTGGCGAAAGAGTAAAGATTCCTGAGCTACCTGAAGATGTGAGCAGCTCTTTACCTGATTGGAGAAAGTAATGGCAAGGTATACGGATTTAAGCCTGGTATATGAGGGCAAAGAAGCAAGTAATATAGGTACTGTAGAGAGCTTTACCTACGTTGATGAAGCTGAAAATAATGCGGACAATATCAGCATTACCATTGACAATGTAGATAAAAGATGGGCGAACGGCTGGACTCCAAAGCTGAATGATAAGATAGCGGCCAAAATAGCCTGGACTGATGAGAATAACAAAAAGAATAAGATTGACTGTGGATCCTTTGCAGTGGATGACTTTTCTATATCATCAAGTCCTTTAACCTGTAGGATAAATGCTACTATAAAGCCTGTAAAAAATGAGTTTAGTGTGACTCCGAAATCAAAGCTTTGGAAAGATGTATCGGTAAAGCAGATAGCAAGTGAGATAACAAGCACATCAAACCTTAGCCTGGTGTATGACAGCGATGTGGAAGATAAGATAAAAGAACTTGAGCAGTCCAATCAGACGGACTCATCTTTTCTAAAGTCTCTTTGTGACAAGTATGGACTGAGTCTGAAAGTATATGATAATAAAGCTGTAATCTATGATGTTGCAAGATATGAGGACAAAGACAGTGTAGCCGGCATAAAGCCTGATCAGTGTACACAGTGGAATTATAATAACAGTATTTTGGGAACTTACACAGGTGCTGTATTTTCATATACAAATTCTAAAGACAATAAGACTATATCTGTGACGGTAGGCAAGAGTGACAGGCTTTTATATATCAATGAATCTGCAGATGATGAAGCTGACGCAATGAAAAAAGCAATTGCGAAAGTGAATAAATCCAATAGAGATCTTATTACTATGAGCCTTGAGTTGGTAGAGCCTATGCTTATAACAGCTACAAATTGTATTGATTTATTTGGGTTCGGCGGTGAGATAGATGGTAAGTACTTTATAACAAGTATAAATCATAACATAGCAGGTAGCGGATACAGTCAAAGCCTTAGTCTTAGAAAAGTGATATCAAGGATAGGATCCGGCGGTAAAGAAGATGGCCAAAAAGAAAGCACTTCAAAAGAAAATAACAGTGTAGCAGATGGTATGGAATATATAGTGAAAAAAGGTGATAATCTTTGGAACCTTGCAAAGAAGTACTTGGGCAAGGGAGTGAAGATGAAAGAAATATATGAAGCCAACAAGGATGTGATCGAGAAGGAAGCGAAGAGACATGGAAAGAAAGATTCAGATAACGGTCACTGGATTTGGGAAGGAACGAAGCTGAATATACCGGGTGGAAAGAATGAATAAGAGTGTGTGAGTATGGATTTACAAAGGAATAGGACTTTTGCTCAATTATGGGCGAAAGTCCGGGCTGTAGATCGGCAACTAAAAATAAAATATAAAAAGTTGTTGACTTTTGTATCCACATAATATATAATAAAGACAGTTAAGCAATGCTTAACAAATAAAGCAAGGCAAGAACAGTATCTCGGTACTGGCGGAAAGGAGGTATGGTGGACGAGGATATGAATCTGGGTGAGTTACTTAAAGACATAGCTGAAGAAAATCAGACAAGAAAAATACTTGAAATCCTTAATGAATGCAAGGACATTGAGGAAGCCAGAGAAAAAGTAAAAGCCCTACTTAGTAAATAAGTAAGGCGACAATAAAATAGATATACAAGGTGGTCCTTGCCACCGCCTTGTATAGACTATGGTAACATAGTAAAAGAAATATGGCAAGAGTTAAGAGGTGGGTAAAGTAGAAAAGAAGATGGGTAGACCAACTACGAACCCGAAGGAGCTAAGCACTCGTATAAGGCTGTCGCATGAAGATGTGGATATGCTGGAGTCATGTAGCAAAAAGCTTGGAGTGACTAAAGCTGAGGTGATCCGAAAAGGAATAAAAATGGTCTATGATAATTTGCAAAAATTATAACTTAAGGAATAAGAGAGCTGCGGCTCTCTTTTTTCATACAAAAAATAAGGAAGGATATATGAATGATGTAATCAGAATAGGTAAGGTATCAAGTATTGATTATGAAAAAGGAATGATATCTGTCTACTATGAGGATAGAACCGCTATGGTAACAAGCATTATGCCGGTACTTAGCAATGGTAGATATAAGATGCCTAAGATAGGCGAGTCAATATTGGTGGCACATCTTAGTAACGGAACAAATGCAGCGGTGGTACTGGGTACGGTTTTTAATGATGCAAATGTTCCTAAGATGTCAGGTCAGAATGTGTATTATGAAGAACTGTCTGACAATACAATGATAAGTTCAGATGGTACGGATATAACATTGAAAGCAGCTGCAGGAAGCATAAATGTATCAACTCTTTTAAATCTTATAAGGCGTGTAGAAGCTTTAGAAAGAAGGTGATCATGAGAAAGCTTGGAAGTTGGGGAAAAGACCTGGTATTTTCTGTATCAAGCGATAAGGTACTCACTTTTAAAAAGCTTGGTAGAGAAGTTTCATCAAGGTGGGCAAGTCATACTCCGACATTTGGAAAGCCTAAAAGAGAATTCTTAGGAGCAGATCTTGAGACAATTACACTTGATATCACTTTGAATGCTTTTTTAGGAGTAAATATCACTAAGACTATTAAGAAACTTGAAAGTGCATTAAAGATCGGTAGAGCAAATTATATAGTGATTGGTGGTAAAAGGATTGCAAATTATAAATTCAATCTGACAAAGATAAGTGAAGCCTACAATGTGGTATATAGAGACGGATTTATATCTGAAGCTGATATCACATTAACATTTACGGAGTATCATTGATGAATATTAAAGTGGATTTTACGACAGATAGCAGTATCGATACTGAGATTTTAACATCGATACAGACTTTATGCAGTACTTATGAAGGTACAATCCCTTTAGATAGGAGGATTGGACTTGATTCAAGTGTGATATCTGAAAGTATTGATATTTCAAAAGAGATAATTACTGCAGATATTTTTGACAAGGTTGAAAAGTACATACCGGAAGTAGAAGTGATAGAAGTTTTTTTCAAAGAAGGTGAAGACATATCAATGCTTAATGTATTGATAAAGCTGGGAAGGAGGGAAGATGTTTGAGAGAGTACCGGATGTAAGTTTTATTGATGATCTGAGACTTGAAAGCTTGATGGAAGAGCTTGTAAAAGAATATGAAAATGAATACAAGCGGATAACCGGCAACAATGAATATACATTACCTAAAGTATCACCATATAGATTTATATTAAATGCCACATGTTTGCAATTATTCCAGGGATTTATGTGGCTTGACAATATGGGTAAAATGAATCTTCTAAAATACTCAAACGGACTGTATCTCGACAATATGGCCGTTGCGTTCGGTATAGAAAGAAAGATGGGTGAGCCAAGCAAATGCAAGGTCAGATTCAAGTTATCAAGCGTGCAGACATCAAATATACCTATACCAAAGAATACGAGGGTAACAGATGGCAGTATATACTTTAGAACAACTAAATTTGCCGAGATAGCAGCAGGAAAAGAGTATATAGATGTGGATTGCGAATGTGTAGAGGTAGGCAGTAAATACAATGATATTGTAGCAGGCAGAATAAAGATACTTGTAGACAGTATTCCGTATATAGAAAGTGTATCAAATACAAATACTACAGAGTATGGAGCTGATGTAGAAGATGATGAAACACTGAGAGAAAGAATATTCCTGGCAAGCTCTACATATTCGGTAGCAGGTCCGATCGGTGCATATGAGTACCACACAAAAGCTTACTCAAGCCTTATATCTGATGTAAGAGTAACGAATCCGTCGCCTAGAGTGGTAGATATAAGAGTGGTTCTAAAGGGTGGAGAAAAGCCGGATACTGAGTTTTGTAGAGGACTTAAAGAGTATCTGTCAAGTGATGATAGAAAGCCTCTGACAGATGTTGTAGAGGTAAATGCACCACAGGATACAAATTATAATATCAACCTAAAGTACTTTATAAATGACAGTGACAAGACCAATGTTACAAACATCCAAGCAGCAGTTACTAAAGCTATAGAAGACTTTAAGAGATATCAAAGCGAGAGAATTGGCAGAGATGTAAATCCTTCCATGCTTGTAAGCATGATAGTAAATGCAGGAGCAAAGAGAGTAGAGATAGTTGAGCCGGCATTTATAAGTGTAGATGATGCACATATAGCAATATTGAGGTCATCAAATATCGCATATGGAGGACTTGAAAGTGATTGATATTTTTAACTCTCATATTGTGGATATTCTACCACATAAATTCAAGTCGGATCCTGAAGTACTTGCACTAAGCCACGCAATAAATACTGTGCTTAATAAATACTTTCAAGCATTAAATAAAAGTATGGTTATATCCGGCATTGATGATTTAGGTGAAGAGGTTCTTGACTTGAGAGCAATTGAGCTTGATATACCTTACTATACTTCAGATATGGATATAGAGACTAAAAGAAAGCTTGTAAAGTCTGCAATAGCTTTATATAAAAAAGCCGGCACTAAGGCGAGTATAAGAGCTGTAGTGCAGACCGTGCTTGGCAACGGTGAAGTGATCGAATGGGATAAGTTTAATGGAGTACCGGGCAGCTTTAAGATAGTTACAAGCGGATCAAGCGATACTGAAGCACTGCAGGAGCTTTCTAAAATTATCAAAAAGATTAAAAATGCCGGTGCAACTTTGATAGCAGTAGAAAGAATAACAGATATAAAGTCTGCAGTTTATATTGGAGGCCTTGTACAAAGTGTAACTATACAGTCAGTGAGGTAAAAGATGGCGAGATTTAATACGCCTGTAATTACAAATGCAGGTATAAATATTATAAATAGGGCTATAAATGGTGAAAACTTAGAGTTTTCAAGCATAAAGATAGGTGATGGTACATATACAGGAAGCGAAGACTTGAAGACATTTACAGAGCTTGTAGGATATAAAAATTCTTTTAATATATCTGCAGCATCGGTAGATGGAAATATCTTAAAAATAAATGCTACAGTAAGTAATGAAAATGTAAATGTAGGATATCAAATAAAGGAAGTCGGGATATATGGCAAGGTAGGCAATCAGGAAAACCTGATCGCAATTGCTACTGCTATAAATCCTGACTTTTTGGCGGATAGGACAAGTGCTCCTGTAACTATCATAATGGAGTTTTATCTTACTATTGATAGAGCAAGTGAGATAAATTTTACTTACAGTATTCCGGATGGTGTATATGTGGATGTCAGAACATTTGACACAGGCTTGAAGAATATAGCGAACAAGATAAATCAAAAGCTTAAGAAGGTGACGGTTGTAGAAGTTCCGGTAGGAAGCTGGGAAGGTACTACAATCTTTAGGCAGAGGATAAACATTGCCGGTATTAAAGCAAGCGATACCCCTATTGTAAGTCATAAGCTTGAAGATGGAATATCAGATTCAGCGACTATAAAAGGGCTGTGGAAAGCGTACAGCTGTCTTGATAAGGTAGTTGTATATGATGACTACATAGAGCTGATATGCTATAGAAAGAAGCCTCAAAGAAGCTTTTATCTTTCAGTAAAGGAGGTGTAAAAGATGGCTGATGCAATACTAATGGCAGGAGGCACAGGAGGAGTATCATCTGATGATGTTACTGCCGGCAAGGCTCAAGTGCTACAGGGATATAAAACAGTAACTACTGATAGCGATGATGAAATTACTGAGGGTACTATACCTAATCGTGGCAACGTGGTAGATACGGTGAGCTTTGAAAATGCACATTGGGAAAGCAAATTTGTAGCAAGAATGGAGGAGGGATACTATCATAAAGCTGGTCAGTGGAAACCGTGCGTGGCTATACCGTATGCGGTTCTTGCAGGTGGAATAGGAGTGGATGCAGGTAAGATGTTGGATACACTCACGATATCAGGGGTTAGAGGTACAATACCTGTACGAGGATATCATGGACCTGATAGTAGTGAAATGTGGCTGTATCCGCAAGAAGGTGGCTATGTAGTAAGGATTGAAGAGGGATATTATCATAAAGGTGGTCAGTGGAAACCGTATGTCATAGTACCAACGTCACTTGCAAAATCAGCAGTTAACTATCATCCAGAGTCAACTCTCAGTGACACTACAACATGTGGTGAAACTGGCAGAATAAAAATGGTAGATACTAAGCTTAATAACTACACTAATAATCAGGCACGAAATATGGGCATAGACTACAGCAGAGGAAAACTTTATATGGAGTTTGGACATGGAAATGCTTACTACTACAGGGATGACAATACCCCACATGTTGAAGTTGACGCATCAAGACTTGGCACGGCAGGGGCCGATTCTGTGCTTCAGTGGCAAACAGCCTCGTCTCAACATGGGCTAAAGTTTGAAGGTACTATACCGCGATGGATATGCGGTACAGGTGACGTTATCAGTGCTGTAGATAACAATGGTTTTGCTTGGGATGATAGCACTGGAGCTAATAGAGGCCGTGGTATTGTAACTAAGATACCGAATGGGCATTTTATTCAGGGAGCTAATTATGTGTTTTTGCCTGCCCCGTATGTACTTTCTGAAAATATTCGTGAGGGTGTAAATATGTTCGGTGTGCCTGGAGGACTTCCTGACTATAGAATTGGTAGACCGGTTTTTGAAAATGCCACTTTCAACACGCTTTATGTGGGGGGAGTGGCGAATAAGGATTTTCCAGAAGCAGGAATATATCGTGATAGGACATCATCTGCAAGCAACTACTCAAGGTATACAGGTGGAACAACCATAAATGTTTCAGCAGGAAGTAACTTTCATCTTTGGGCTAACGGACAATATGTTGGATTTGTTCTTGACAGAGCAATATTATTTACCTTCTTTAGGCAGCTAAAAATAACATACAAATTAGATGTAAGAATGAACACAGGTAGCTACAATCGAAAGGCTGGAGTTGATGTATATGTACACTTATACGATGCAGCAAATAGAAGCAGTCTAATTGGTGGAATGCATAAAATGCATAGTTCGTCTGAAAATGCAGGTAGTACATACAATGGAGATACATATGAGATGATTATTGATACATCTAGCATAAATAAGGATGCATTTGTTGCATTATGTGCAAGTGCATATAGCGATTATAATATGTCGAGTGCTATAGGCAGCGTAACATTTACAAAGATAGAATTGATAAATTAGGAGGATTAAATGAGCAAACTACTATTAAAGGACAAGACGGAGATAGAGCTTAGTACGTACTATGGAGACACTTTTGTCACGGTAATTGACACTTTTGCAAAGCTTGATGAATTGAAAGATAAGCTTACAGATGCAAATACTGTAATCATGACAGTTCAGGATGATACAGGGGAGCAGTCTATAACTGGTCTTAAATTGCAAGGAATTACAATCAACTTTATTAAGGATGCAGTTGGAGCAATCGCTCAAATGCAAGCACTGTTAATGTTCAGGGCAATGGACAGAGTAGAGCAGATGGGGGCTACACTTACAGGTCGTATAGATGCCTTGTCAAACATGTTGGTTGAACTGATGAATTCAGAAGAGGAGGAAGAAGGCAATGAGTAAGAAGAAAATAAAGGTGTATATAAGGTTCTATGCTTCACGAATTAAATACGGCCTTATGACACTTGATGAAGTGCCGGCAAAGTATAAAGAGGCCGTTGAGGAGTTCATGAAGACAGATGAATACTTGATGATGTAGCTTGATAACTAAAAAAGCCGTATTGATAACAAAAAAAGATATTTTGATAACAGAAAGAGGGAGATAATCCCTCTTTTTATATTATGCTGAAGAAATTATTTTTCTGAAAGGAAGGAGATTACTAAAATGGACAGTTCATTTGCAGCAGGAAAGAAGCTTTTAAGAGGGGGTTATAGCCAATTCACACTAACCGGAAAAGGATACTTTGCACAGTCTGGAGCTTACGGTAAAGTACCACATAACGGAGATATAGTATATTTTTATAGTAAAAGCCAGGGAAGAGTCGCACACGTAGGTATAGTAGAAGATGCAAGGAAACTTGGAGATACATATATTATACATACTATTGAAGGCAATACCTCTGCGATTGCATTTGAGAGAAATGGCGGTGGAGTAGCAAGAAAGGATTACCGCTTTAAGGTCAGTGAAGTTGGCGGTACAAATAGGATAAATGGATTCGGCACACCGCTTTTTAACAGTGGTACTTGTACAGCTGAAGAGTTTATAGAGGTTGCAAGAAAAGAGATAGGCTATCTCGAGAAGGCAAGCAATGCAAAGCTTGAGGAAAAGACGGCAAATGCAGGCGAAAAAAATTTCACAAAATATGGCGAGTGGTATGGTGGAAATGGCAACTACTGGTGTCAGCAGTTTGTCAGTTGGTGTGCTTACATGGCATGTAAGCTACATAAAAAGAAAATCTTTACAGGTTGGGTGGAATTTGATGGTAAGTGGATGTATGAGATTGATGGGGTAGTGCAAAAGGATAAATGGCTTCACATTGACGATAGATGGTATGTGGTCGATGGTGAAGGCTATATGACTAAAGGATGGTTTAAATCCGGAGATGATTGGTACTATCTCAATGATATAGACGGAACTATGCTCAGTGGTCAATGGGTGGATGTAGATGGAATGTCTTTTTATCTTACGAAATCAGGGGTTATGGCAATCAATGCATATATAAAAGCTGATGGTAAGGATCTGTATTATTGGGTTGATTCAGAGGGGAAATATCAAAAAGAGTATGATACTTCTACCCCCGATTTAGATAAGTACGATTTAGCAGAGTAGGAATGATTAGAAAGACTAACTATTAAAAGTCAAGCCTTAAAATGATATTTTTTAAATAAAGTACAGAAATGTATTTTAGATATATTTGGAATACAGTTAGAGTTCCTTGCACTTTGGAAATTGCATGACAAAAAGAGCATCATGATAGGTGCATGAAAAAGGAGTATTGAATTAGAGTTAATTAAGCTACTTTAATGTATTGCTGATTCGATTTTACAAGATGATAAATAACTCGAACCAGTTTTTTGACGGAATGAGATATTGCAACGTTATAATGCTTGCCTTCGGCTCGTTTCTTGGCAAGGTACCCGGCAAATGTCGAATCCCAGTGGCAAACATACTTGGCTGCATTGTACAGGGCATATCGTAGGTATTTGGAACCTCGTTTTTCCATGTGAGAGTATGCTGAGTCAAGCTGTCCTGATTGATATGTTGATGGTGAAAACCCGGCATAAGCTAAGATTTTATCAGGAGAATCAAACCGACTGAAGTCACCGATCTCGGCAATGATCATAGCGCCCATACGATAGTTGATACCTGGAATACTGAGAATTGGAGAATTAATTTCATCCATGATAATTTTAATTTCATTTTCGATTTCCTCAATCTCAGAACCAAGTTCCAGTATCAACTGGATAGTATGTTTTAGTTCAAGAGATTTGGCCGGCATATTTGAGCCGATAGAAGCTCTTGCAGCTTCCCTGAAAGTTATGGCGGTATCTTTACCATATCGACCTTTAGATGCATCTGAAAGAAGATTTGTAAGTCTGGTAAGATGTGCACCGGCTATATGTTTAGCCCCGGGAAATTCAGAAAGCAATGCATAAACGGATGCCATATGAAGTGTTGGTACAAGTTTTTCTAATTCAGGAAATAAGATACAGACCAGTCTTGAAACAGAAGTTTTTAGCTTGGCACGTTCTTTCACCTTATCAAAACGATAACGAGTTAATGACTTTAATTCTTCGTTGTGGTAAGATGTGTCTGAGTAGGACTTCAAGTTCACATCAGACATGAGAATGTAAGCAATCGTGCGGGCATCTACTTTATCCGTTTTCGTGAGTCTAAGGCTTAGACTTTTTCTGTACAGATTTGTATGTAACGGATTGATGACATAGGTGGTCAGACCTTTATCAATGAGATATCCTAAAAGATTGTAATTATAGTGTCCGGTAGCTTCCAGTCCTACTTTTACTTTTGTTACATCTTCCATAACAGATTCTATTCTTTGGTAAAGGACATTGAAACCATCTTGATTGTTAGAAATGGTAAAAGCTTTAAATAATACTTCTCCATTAGAGTTTGTGATAAAGCAATCATGTTTATCCTTAGCGACATCAATTCCTACGTAAATCATAATAATCTCCTTTAAAATGTATTTGATACTGTTTTAGAACCACAGGGACTCCTTGCGATTGTAGCCTCGTTCTAAATAAACCGTCATGCGGTATCTAACTGATTAACAAATGAGCAAAGAGACTGTGGTTGGAGCCTTTCTAAAACCATCAAGTGGTAGGAGGTTTAGACCAATCCACAGCATCTTATATATCATAGTCGAACCTACGGAAGAGGTAAAGAAAAGACTATGACTTAATAGTTATAAAGACCTTGGAGAGGGTCTCTAAAAACTACTACTATATAATACGAGGAGCTATGAAAATATGGCAAACAGAACGAGAAATATTCAATTAAAAATTTGCT